TGTTCGATGCGTCCGTGAACCAACCCGTCTGCCCTGCGGTGACAGAGACAACTCCGTTCCCGTTTGCCGAGTTGATGCGCGTCCTTAAGGTAACGGCGGCGGTGGTGAGTGAATTCGCGCTGAAGTTTACGGAAAACCCTGAAATCGTACCGGCTGTGCGGAATGTGAACTGACGAGCCGTTTCTGCCGTATTCGAGGCCCAGTCGTCAATGTTCGCCGTGTTCAGCAGGTTGAAGTTCGACTCCGCAGGTGACAAAAAGTTCGCTAAGAGAGCCGAGTTTGCGTGAAGAACCTTACCCATACTAGGCGATACGAGACTTGATTCGACTCAGCACCAACGGTTCTTTATCAACGTAACCTGGCAATTTCAGAACCAAGGTGCGGTCATCATCGAAGCTGAATTTGATATCCTCTGACTTCAATTCGGGAACCTGATCGACGAGTTCCTTGATCGAGAAGTTCTTGCGCTGGTTCTCATCCAACACCTTGTCGTAGTTTTCCTTAACCGTAGTCCCAAGAGGATGGTGCGCGCAGGCTTTCACGACTTGGGTAGGCGTCACGACGCGCTCCGAGTCGGGAGCGTCAGCGTCGAACTCGAATTCAAGCACGCAGCCGCAGGTGTCGGGTTTCCACTGGTTCTTTGTCATTCTCATAGGTATTGATTATGTTTGTGTAACTTTAGCTACGGCGTGCCACTGACTTGCCGCAGAGTTGTTTAGAAGGATCGAGTATCGCGTGGGATTTGCAAGCCCTCCATCTTCACCTCCGAAAAGTACTGATTTCATATTATGCTTCTGCTACGACAGCAACCGCAGCGATTTCCTGCCCCTTCACTGAGGCACGCACTCTCGCTGAAGGCTCGTTTTTGATGAGGTCAGTTACTCGTCCCATAGGTTCATTCCATCACCTTCCCTGCCACGCTCCGCGCCTCCGCCGCTTCCACCTCCATCCGCGCCAGATCCCCCGCGAACGGGATCGCTCCATCCGTTCCGATCAGGAGATTCCCCGTCGGCAGGATGTAGTGGTAGACGCCGGGCTTCCCTGCCTCCTTGTATCCGAAGACGTAGGTCGTGGCCTTGCGCTCCTTCGCAGTGCCCCAGTGCCAGCAGTTGCGAGAATAGTAGTGAAAGATCTTCATGCCGGGACTCGGATAGATGCGGTGGCACGCTCCCGATCCGTCGGTCCTGACCATGCGGAACTCCGCGACCTTCTCTTGACAGATCTCCCGGAAGCGGTGGAACGTCCCTTCGTCGAACTGTCGGAGCACGGTCCCGTCCGCATAGACGACTTCCCACGCCCATGCTTCGATCTTCACTTCTTCTCTCGATCCTTCGTTGTCGTAAAAATATTTCATGGCTGTTTTTTATTGAAAAGGGAGACCCCCGAAAGGATCTCCCTCGGCATGGTATTGCCTCGTCTCTCCGCGTGGTATCGCGTTCAGTTGTCAGGCGGTCTCGTCGTACTGGTAATGCATGGTGGTCGAGGCGCCCGCGGTATCTCCCGCGTCGGTCTGGATCTGATGCACCAGGTAGTCGGACGATCCGGTTCCGGTCAGCTCCCCCGTAAGGGATCCGCCGATGCCGAGATTGGCTCCCGAAGGCTCCGAGGTCGGCATCGCCTGGGTCGCCACGCTCGATGCGGTTGCGATCGGCTGTGCGTAGGTCTCCGCGCCTCCATAGGAGGTCTCTCGCGCGTTCGTGACGTGCGCGGCTGACCCTCCGAGCGCGGTCGTGCGCCATACCTTCAGGTTGTCGATCTTCGAGGACCCGCCCATGGCGGTCACGTCGATCTTCTGCCACTTCTCGAAGGAGTTGTCGCCCGGCACGATCGGATTGTCGACCGCGACCACGTTCGGGGAGTCGACCGAACCCCAGTTCGAGTTCGTGATGTTCGCTTCCTCGATCTCTCCTGCGCCGTTGTATTCGTTGATGACTACGGTTGCGGCCATAAGTCTCTGTTCTTCGTGAATGGTCCGGCCGTTCGACGAGTCGGCCGGGCGCCGGAGGGAGAACCATCTCCCCCCGGCTGTCTCATCAGGAGGCCGGTTCGCCTGCGACGAGGACGGTGACGGCGGTCGGGAGCGCCAGCACGTAGCCGACGCGTTCCACGACGCGGAGCGCGACCATGTCCTGTTCGGCCAGGTTGATCACGGTCGTCCCGTCGGTGTCGGTGACGGTCGCCTGGTCGAGGAGCTTCACGCGAAGCTGTTGCTTGTCGCCGAACACGGCGGCGTTCTTGAGGTTTCCGAAGAGCACGTAGGCGTCGTCGGTCTCCACGTCCGCGGCGGTCGGGAAGGCATCGGAGAGTTCGTAGGGGTAGTTCCAGATCGTGCCGGGCTGATCACCGGACGGACGCTGGTAGATGTAGTTCCCCTGCGAGTCCTTGAGCTTGCGGATCTTCGAGAACACCGTGCGGTGCATGTAGTACTTCGCACCGTTCAAGGCGCCGGTCGGCGTCTCGTCCACGAGATCGAGCAGGTCGTCGGCGGTGATGTCGTCCACGCCACCGGAGGCCTGAGTGACTTGTCCGACGTCGCCGTTGTTCAGGATGCCCGTCCACGGAGAACCGGTACCCGCGAAGAACTGGATGTCCTCCTCTTTCGCCGTCGCTTCCGCGAACAGTTCCGCGATGAGGCTCGTGAGGTTGATCGCCGAGTCCTCGAGGATTTCCTCGGTCATCGGGACGATCGCCGCGAGCTTCTTCAGGGTCTGGGTGATCAGGTTGAACTTCGGCTGGGTCGAGGTCTTCTTGACGCCTTCACCGGTCCAGAACACGTTGACCGAAGTGCCGAGGCTCGGAATGGTACGGGAGTTGCCCGGACCCGAGAACGGCAGATAGCGGAAGTCCCTGCGCGCGAGGCCGAACTGCTCCTCCTTGATGCGGAGGACTTCGGCCATGAGTTCAGGCGGGATCAGGAGACCGGCCTGCGCGTCGTCAGGATCCGATCCGGACGTGCTGGTCGTGAGCGCCTTGCAACGGGCACGGTCGCCGTTCAGGAGCGCCTTCATGAACTCGCGGGTCTTTTCGTCGGCGGTCTGATCCTTCTCGACTTTCTTGTCGGCGTGGACCTTCGAACGCGACTTCTTCGCTCCGGCCATGAACTTCTCGACGATCGACTTCGCGATGTCGTCCACCCTGGCCTCGAGCTTCTTCTCCATCGCTTCGTCGATGGCGCCGGTCACGAGTGCCTTCACGGCGTCCTCGTCCAGGCCTTCCTCATCTTCATCTTCGTCCTCATCATCACCTCCGTCCTCCTCTGCCTTGAGGCAGTCGGCGAACTTCTCCTTGTCGTCGTCCGACAACTTGGACATCTTCGAGCGAAGGAAGGCCTTTTCCTCGGAGGTGAGGTCGGCGGGATCCTTCGCGAGGATCTCTTTGAGTTTGAACATACGTTCAGTGTGTTATTTCATCTTCTTGATCTTCAGGAGCGCGCGCATGGCCCTGTTGATCGTCCTGACGGGAATCTTCTTACCGACCGCATGCGTATTCGACTTCGCGGCGTGGACATCGACCTTTCCTCCACCTTTCGCCCTTCGGGCGGTATCGGAGCGTTCCAGGACATCCGTCAGCGTCCTGATCGCTTTTTCGAGCGTACTCATGTCGGGCTTCGAGGATTCTTCCTCGCTTCCCTTCTCATGATCCATCGTAGCATGGTCTTTGTTCTCAGGTGAAGGTCCCTTACGCATCCGCTCGAGCGGTTCCATGTCGATGCCCTTCGCGTAGGCGAGCGCTCCGGCATTGGCCGGGACGTTCACGCAGGAGATCTCATGCAGTTCATTCTGCCTCAGGATCACCTTGTCCTCCTCCGGTTCGAACACCACTTCGCCCGAACGGAATCCGACCGAGAACGCCCGCATGAATCCGTTGGCGTAGAGCTTGAAGACCGTATCGGCCACCTCGTACTCCTTCGCGGCGAACTGGATCGCTCCGGCAAGGTTCCCGTTCCGGTCGACTCCCAGCTCGATCGCCTTCGCCACCGGCAAGGAATGATGGTCATGGAACAGCAGGATGACCGGGTTCTCGAGGAACGATTCGAGGATCCATTCGTTCTGGTCGATGATCTCGCCGTGCCGGTCCTCGCCTCCCGTCGAGAAGACGCCGCGGATGATGTGATTCTCCTCGTCGACCTCCTTGATCCGGAACCCCGCGTTTCGCTTGTAGATTTTTTCCTTCATATGCGTATTCTAGCACTTCACCGTTCCTCCAGGAAGGCCGGTCCGATCACGCATCGGCAGTTCGGCTCCTCCGGGAAGGAAAGTCCGTTAGAGAATCTCTCCGACAGTCCGACGATCTCGCCTCCGACCCCGGTGCCGTCGTCGTGCTCGGGTCTGACCCGTCCGTCGCCGGAGTTGATCCATTCCTTGCCCGTCGCTACCTCGCTCTGCCGGAACCCTTCGAGCAGTCCTTCGTTATTCGCGGCCGTCGCTTCGGTCCTGGCGATCCTCTCCGATCGGTAGGAGTCGAACTCGCCATAGACGTCCGCCACGCGTTTCGACAGGTCTCGGATGCCCTCTCCGGACGAGATGCCTTCCGCCAGTACCCTCTCCAGGCCTTCCAGCGTGGTGTTGTTCACCGATTCGGCGAACTCCGCCGCGCGCTTCTTGATCCAGTTCTCGATGCGCTTGGTCGTCTGGAAGTCCTCTTGCGGAGCGGTCATGCCCAGCGCGTCGGCTCCCGAGTCCTGCAGGAAGGTCAGCAGGTACGGACTGATCAGCTCGATCGCGACCTTGGCCTCTTTCTTCGCGTCGAAGATCTGCGAGACCTCGACCGATATCTTCTTCATGCCCTTCGCCCGCTTCTTCAGTTCCGACACGACCCGCGCCCTCTGTCCGTCGGCGAAGGCGTTTGTCGCGACCTTGAGCGACGAGGCCTTCGCGTCGATCGCCTTGTTGATCATCCTGGCATACGCCTTGCGAAGTTCCTCATCCTGCAGGAACCCCCTCCATTTCTTCTTTCGCGGATTACCGTTCTTTTTCCGTGCCTTCGCCCGTCCGGCGAGTCCCTCGGCCACCTTCA